GCTAATAATTATATATTGCTTTTTATAAGAGATGGTTCAAGTTCAAATCAAGCATCTCATTCCGCTCCTTTAACAGCAGATACTGAATGGCATCACATTGTAGTTCAAACAACAGGCAGTGCAGTTGAAATATTTATAGATGGAGAAAGTAAATCTGTTACTTCAAGTTATTCAGGTACTGGTTCTGCTTCAAGTTGGATATCATACCCAAGTTATGGAGGTTCAGTTATTGGTAATATTGGAGCAAATGCTGCTTTAAATCCAGTTTATAGTAATGGTAAAATAGACCAAGTAAGATTCTTCAACAAAGCATTATCAGCAAGTGAAGTAACTACATTGTATAATGAAAACTCACTTGTAGCTTCTTATAGATTTGAAGGAAATGCAAATGATGATACAAGAAATTATGATGGTACTGCAAGTAATGTTACTTATGAATACGGATTAAACTTTACTCCTGATTTTGTTTGGACGAAAGCAAGAACAAGTCCTTATTCTCACAACTTACAAGATTCAACAAGGGGCGGTGGTTCAAGTAATGCTTTAAACCCTAACTTAAATCTTGCTGCTGGAACTTACGGTATATATGGTTTTGTAGATACATTTGATACAGGAGGATTTACAACTGGAACAGGTTCTACAAATAATGTTCACGTTAATGCGAATAGTGAAGATTACGTTGCTTGGTGTTTTAAAGCAAACGGAGGAACTACAAGCAGCAATACTGATGGAAGTATTACAAGTACAGTACAAGTCAACGAAGATGCAGGATTTAGTATTATATCTTGGACTGGAACAGGTGCGCAAGGTACAATTGGACACGGACTATCAGCAGCCCCAGAAGTAATACTTTCAAAAAGATTAGATTCTGCTAATAACTGGACTGTATATCAAAAAGATTTAGGTTTAAGTCATACTACATATCCTAACTGGTTGTATTTAAATTTTACTTCTGAAGAACAAGCTAGCGGGTCAAGCGTTAATCACCCTTATTATCAAGCTCCTTCATCTACACTTATATATCAAAATACAGGAACAAGTGAACTTTCAAATGTGGCTGGAGCTCAATATATATCATATTGTTTTGCTTCAGTAGCATCGTATTCATCTTTTGGTTCATACACAGGTAATGGTTCTACAAATGGGCCGATTGTAGAAACAGGATTTGAGCCTGCGTTTATAATGACAAAGCAAACAAACACTGCATCTAATTGGGTAATTGTAGATAATAAAAGAAGCACGATAAACCCAAGAGATAAAGGCTTAAGACCAAATTCAGATGTAACTGAAGCAACTGTATCAAATAATATGGTTGTAGATTTTTTATCTAATGGTTTTCAATTAAAGCAAACAAGTGGGGCTAATGACAATGGAGGAACATTTATCTATATGGCATTTGCTGCAGACCCTGACACAGAAGCACCAACAGTAGCAAAAAGTTTTAGTACAGTAGCTTATACAGGTAATAGCAGCACACAGAGTATCGAGGGGTTAGGATTTAGTCCGAATTTAGTTTGGATAAAAGGAAGAAACAATACTTATGTTCACGGATTATATGATACAATTAGAGGGTCTTTACAAAGATTACGTTCTAATGGGACTCAAGCTAATGAAAATGTTCCAAATTCATTAACTTCATTTGATTCAGATGGTTTTACTCTCGGAAGTGATATTGGACAAAATCAAAGTGCAAACAATTACGTTGCTTGGGCTTTTAAAGCTGATGATAACGAACCGACAATCTATGGAGGTTCAGCATTAGCAGTATATAAATTTGAGGACAATGCTAACGATGTTAGAGGAAATTACAATGCTACAGCTACAAATATAACTTATGTAACTGGAAAATTTAATAAAGCAGCTTCTTTTGTTGAAAGCAATAGTAGTGAAATAGATTTTAGCAATAGTATACACGGTTCATCTTTTTCTATGTCTTTTTGGATGAAAGCTACAGATATGGGAGCAGGTACAACCGCTACAGCTTATTCAATATATTCTGCTTATGTAGATGTTAATAATTATTTTAGACCAGTATTATATGGAGATGGTTCTTTATTGTTATTAACTAAATATAGTGGTACTTTTAAAAGCAACTTAACATCATCAGGTATTATAACAGAAAATACTTGGCATCACATTGTATTTAATTTTACACCTACAGATACTAAAGCTTATGTTGACGGGGTTAATATTGGTACTTTCCCAAGCTATGACCCTATATCTTTTACATCTAAAGCTTTCGGGACAGACAGGGGTAATCCTGATTTTACAGGAGACATTGACCAATTAAGATTTTATGATGCTGCATTAACACAAGAAAATGTAACAGCTTTATATAATGAAACTGCATCTGACAATGATGATTTAACTTTTGGTGCACCTGGAGAAGTCGTAATTAGTGCAAATGCTAATGCAGGATTTAGTATAGTTAAATATGAAGGAGATGGGCTACGAAATCATAAAGTTCCTCACGGTCTTTCAGCAGCACCAGAATTGGTTTTTATAAAAAATCTTGACCAAGCTGTTACTTGGCAGCTATTTGGTAGTACATTTTTTGATAGAATGCAGTTTGATACAGGTGGAGATGATGGTAACTATCCACTATCTTATTCATCAACGACTATAACATTACCGCAAAGTGGTCAACACGCTAATAATGAGTGGAATGCTTCTGGTAATAATTATATAGCTTATTGTTGGCATTCAGTAGCTGGATATAGCAAGATTGGAAGTTATAGCGGAAATAATACTGGGCAAACTATCACTACAGGATTTCAACCAGATTTTCTTATGTTAAAGAAAACTAATGTAACTTCCGAATGGTGGATAATGGATAGTGTGAGAGGTACTACAAATAATTTAGAAGCAAACACAAGTGATGCAGAAAATACAGGCATATCAGGTGCACCTACATTTGTATCAACAGGGTTTAATTTTTCAGGAAGTACATTTAATGAAACAGGTACAGATTGGATATATATGGCATTTAAAATAAATTAAAATGAATGGATTTGAACCATTCACATAATGCGTAATATATAAAAAATATAATTTAATCAAATTCAATAAATTAAATAAAATGGCAAAAAATAAAATTAAGAAAGAGGAGCTTGAAGACCTTCAGGCTAAAGTTATTAATATAAATAATCTTCAATATAAATTAGGAGCATTAGAGATTGAAAAAAGCAAAGTATTACAATCTTATGATGTTGCAAAAACAGAATTAAAAACTTTACAGTTAGCTCTTAAAGAAGTTTATGGGGGTGTTAGTATTGATGTAAACGATGGTAGCATTAAAAAAATAGAAGAAGCAGATGAGCAAATTGATAAGAAAAATTAGTGTTGGTAAAGATTACAAAACTGACGCAATGCATTATGCTGTTGGGCAAGAAGTATATGGCGGGCATATTATAAGCGATATAATAGAAGATAAAGAAAAGTATTCTATATATATAAAAAAGAAAAACGATATACTTCCTTGGAAAAGTTTTAATAAAAATATGGCTATAAGCGTAGAATATAATTTAGAATATTAATGAAACCCTTATACGCATATTTAATAAAACCCAAAAATAATAGATACAATAATAAGAAAAAAATAGGTGATACAGAATTAATTTTAAATACAGATATATCTGATCACAAATTTATAAGCAGAGAAGCTATAGTTTGCGAAACACCTATTATATGTAATACAAATATTAAGAAAGGAGATACTATTATTGTGCATCATAATATATTTAGAAGATGGTATGATGTTAGGGGTATTGAAAGAAATAGCAAAAGCTATTTTAAAAATAATTTATATTTTTGCGAACCTAATCAAATATTTTTATACAAGCATAAAAAAGATTGGAAAGCGAGTGAAGGATTTTGTTTTGTAAAACCATTGCTTAATCAAAATCAATTTTCTACTGATAAAGAAAAACCATTGACAGGGATTGTAAAATATATAGATAATTCAAATATTGTTAAATTAAATCAAAAAATCGGATTTACTCCTTATAGTGAATATGAGTTTATTATAAACGATGAAAAGCTATATAGAATAATGACAAAAGAAATATCTATTAATTATGGATATAAAAAAGAAGAAGCAGAGTATAATCCAAGCTGGATATAGAGCAGTTGATGAACTTGTTAAAGTTGCTAAAGAGCCTATAGTTGAGACCGATGATGATGTTTCAGCTGATAGATTAAAAAACGCAGCAGCTACAAAAAAGTTGGCTATATTTGATGCATTTGAAATATTAAATAGAATACAAGGGGAAGAAGCCATGCTAAATAATAAACCAATAGAAAACAAAAAAGAAGCTTTTAGCGGTTTTGCAGAAAAAAGGTCTAGGTAATGGGTTATCAACAAACTTTGTATAAAATTGTTGAACCAATTAAACGAACAACAATACATAGGCTAAATAAAAGGAAAGCTTGGAAGTATGGGTATAATGCAGAACACGATGTTGTTGTTATTAGTAAGTCAGGTAAGATAGGTGATATATATGAAATACAAAATCTAAAGATTGCTTTGCCGCTTGAAGAAAACGTGTATAGCAAATATGATAAGTGGACACCTGAAGAATATCCAAAAGAATTAAAAAACATTAAAACCATATTCGACTGGCAAACATATCCAACTGAGTTTAAAGAAAAGTGGCATGCGTACATTGATAGAGAATTTACCAGACGCGAAAAAGGCTTTTGGTTTTGCAACAAAGGTGGTAGCACTTATATTACTGGTTCTCATTATATGTACTTGCAGTGGTCCAAGATTGATGTTGGGCAGCCAGAGTTTAGAGAAGCAAACAGATTATTCTTCATATTCTGGGAAGCATGTAAGGCAGATAAAAGATGTTATGGAATATGCTATCTTAAAAACAGACGGTCTGGATTTAGTTTCATGTCGTCCGCAGAAACAGTTAATCAAGCTACTATCAGTTCCGATGCTAGATTCGGAATACTATCAAAGACTGGTGCTGATGCAAAGAAGATGTTTACAGATAAGGTCGTCCCAATATCCGTACACTACCCGTTCTTCTTTAAACCGATACAAGATGGAATGGATAGACCCAAAACCGAACTTGCGTATAGAGTACCTGCATCCAAACTCACAAGGAAATCCATCAGTGCAACCGGGGCCAACCAAAGGGAAAGTCTTGAAGGGCTCGATACAACAATAGATTGGAAAAACACAGGGGACAACTCTTATGATGGTGAAAAGTTAAAATTACTTGTTCACGATGAATCTGGTAAATGGGAAAGACCAGATAATATATTAAACAACTGGCGTGTTACAAAAACAACGTTGAGATTAGGAAGTAGAATTATAGGAAAGTGTATGATGGGATCAACATCAAATGCACTAGATAAAGGAGGTGATAACTTTAAAAAATTATACAATGGCTCAGACGTTACAAAAAGAAACCGAAATGGACAAACTAGCTCAGGACTATATAGTTTGTTCATACCTATGGAATGGAACTACGAAGGATTCATTGATTCTTATGGATTACCTGTATTCGATACGCCCGAATCTCCGGTTGAAGGACCATATGGGGATCCAATCGATATTGGAATCATAGAGCATTGGGATAATGAAGCAGACGGTTTAAGAAATGACCAAGACGGTTTAAATGAATTTTATAGACAGTTTCCGCGTACAGAAGAACACGCTTTCAGAGATGAAACAAAAAACAGTATATTTAATTTACAGAAAATATACGAGCAAATAGATTATAATGGCGATATTAATAAAAATAAATTTATAGCCAAAGGAAATTTTGTATGGGAAAATGGTGTAAAAGATACAAAGGTATTATTTATGCCAAACAACAGTGGGAGATTTAATATAACTTGGGTTCCTCCTGTTTATATGCAAAATAGAATAGCATTAAAAAATGGTTTAAAATATCCAGCCAATGATCATATAGG